GGAGCAAATATATTTTTAAACCCTTGTGCAAATCCTTTCTCTTGTTCTTCAGCCATCGCCGCAGCTCGTTCTGCGTTTCTGACCATTGTTGGAACAACTGAATTGTAATGCCCTAAAATGGCTTTCAATGTGTCGTTCATTTCTTCTTGATTGTCAGCAATCCTATTGAGTGCTTCACTAATTGATTGGTCTACTACCATAATATACTCTCTTTCTATTTATAAGAAATAGAGTACGGGCTTTTAACCATACAAACAGACCAAGTATACTTGCGTTTATAAATACTCTATTTCTGTTCCTATTATAGCAGAAACTTATCCACAATGCAAGAACTCATTTGGATTATTTTCAGGAGGGAAATCCCGGGCGCGCCCTGGTCATCCTGTAGCCCAGTCGAGCTTCAAAATTATTTGGCGGAAATCAAGGGGAGTTTGGGAGTTTGGCGGAAGACGCCCGGGCCCTGTCAGGAGCTGTACAGGAAACTGCCAAAATCAAATGGCGGAAATCCGGGAGTTTCGGAGTTTGGGAACGCCGGGATCGCCCGGTGCGGGCACTGGCCGCTGGCGGCCGACCTTTATAAGTGGCTTTCTTAGTGGAGTTTGGGAGTTTGAGGCGACAGGAGCTTCACCAGCTGCAGCCCGGGCAGCGGGCCACTGTACATGGCCTCCGGCACCACGTCATCGAACGGGAGTTTACGGAGTTTGGGGAGTTTGTCCCCCCCGAAAAGGTTTACGACCTTGTTCCCGGGGTCGTAAACTAGGATATAAACTGGTGCGCCATGCATAACATGCAATAAATGCCACGCCGCTTGTAATGGGGAAATCAGCACCTTGCCAATACCCCTCTTACTACGCTGCACAACTTTTAATTCAATCGTAAAAAATCCCAGATCATTATGATATATTATGCAATCCGGGAATCCTGGTGTAGCGTATGACTCAATGCGCGTTACAATGAATTTATCATCACCATTTTCCAATAATTTCTTTACATTCTTGTAGAAGTTTGTTTCCGTCTTTACGGTCATACACCGTCTTGTCCTTTACTATCTTCTGTTTGTATTGGGGTGATGTCCTTAAGTCCTTTGCTATTGGATTTCTCTTCTTGAACTTCAATGACCACACCTTTTTCGTCTTGAATGATTTTTCCATCTAAACCTATTTCCTTTAATTTTGTTAAAACTTCTTCACGGGACATACTATCAATACTCCCCGTTCTGATTTCTTTGCGGTCAATGTACAGTCCCGCAGCTTGTCCGCGCAACCGCTCAGCATTAACAGCAGCACTATAAGACTTCTCATTAAGGGCCTTGTCACGCAACCTCGCCAATTCTTGTACATGCTTATTCATCTCCACTTTATGAGTTGTGGCTATTTCGTCTCGTCTCTTCATCACAGCGTTCACTACTTTTGGATATTTCTTTACGTTCAACAATTCAGAAGCAGTAGTTGCAGCACGCTCCACTTTGTATCCAGACTGTCTAGCACATTCAGTGGGTGTCAGTCTACCTTCATTTGCCGTGTATATTTCTACAAAAATCCTTTGTTTCTCCGTTAAACCGTCTGCTCCACGAGGGTATCTCAACGCCATGTCCCTTCCGAGTATTGGCAAAGTATTGCGGACCCCTAGTTTTTCCCCGGGACTTAACTCTTTGTTTATAGTGTATTTTTTGCTCATTTATACCCCTAAAATCATGTTTTTATGCCATTATGACAAGACTGCCAATACCTTGCCAATACCTGATTCTACATATCCACCATGGAGAAACGCCAAAGGTATTGCGGTATTGGCAAATCCCGGGATAAAAAAAAATAAAAAACTTTTTTCCCGGGCCGCGCGTAATACCATGCTGATCACAGTACTACTATGGATCTCTTCGAATAGCTGATAATATCAAGGTATCCGCGCTTTTTCAAGCCATAAACGTACGCATGCACGTTGCTCTTCGACCTCAGGCCGTTGAGCTGCTTCATCTCCTCATAGGAGGGTGAGTAGCCGTTGGATGCTATGAAGTCCTTGATAACGTTGAGAAATTTAGCCTGTTTCTCGGTCAGTCCCATCTTGGCCTCCGCAATACCTTTGCCAATACTGTCTGTGTGTTTCATTCCCATTCTAATATCCTCCGCACGTGCTTAAAAGAATAAGCACCAATAATGTCACCACTGTTATTTTAAAGGCCATCTTTCGTGTATTTTTTACCTGTCAGTCCGTCAATGTATGTCTTCGGTTTCCTGCTTGGAAATTCATTGTACCCCGTCTCGTTCGGATTCGGTCCGTAGCTTTCGCGCACGGATCTGAACATTTCATTCCTGCCCCATTCATCTATGACGCTCCTGTTTATGGACCTCTCCAATTGTTTCTGCAGCTTCTTTTCGCCGGCGGTGAGCCGCAGTCTTTTGGGTCCTCTCTTCCTGATGTATGTTGATATCTTCGCCCAGGTGATGATCATGTCCTGCGCCTTCGGACCCAGCTTTCCCTTCTCGGTGTCGAGGCGTGGCTTGAT